TTCGATTTTTTGCTGATCTTGTTATACGGTGACTGGAAGACCATCCTTAGATCAATCTCTGGATGTTGCTGTTTGACGGCTTTAATCTTACGACGATCAGACGCCTCCCAGTACCCTTTACACTCAAGATAGACGCCATTAGGCAGCAGAAAATCAGGAGTGTAAATGTGTTCAATCGTATAGGGAACCTTTTCAGTTTCATACTCATAATCAATTCCCAGATCAACCATTAGATCAGCGACTTTCTCTTCAAGTCCTGATCGGAAAGCCATTACCAGACGCCAGGAATAATCTGACCAGTCAGTGCATAAGCACCAAGTGCAGCAATGACACCAATCATTGCCATGCGTCCGTTAAGAAGTTCGGCTTTTTCGTTATGTGTTTCTGTGATGTCCATAATTGTCATTGGTGGTTCTTTAGCAAATAGGTTCAAGCGTCCTTGATCTTCAGAAGTCAATGTCATCTGACTCCTCAGTAGCAGCAGTTACGTTAGGATCATTAGCTTTATATCCTTGTGTGTTACCAAACAACGCAGCAACGTCATCGGTATTCATGTCTCCTGTGTCAACTCCTGCTTCAGAATTGACAGACACAATTTGCACACCCACAAGTTTAAGTGAAGTGCCGTAAGTAGTGCCATCCTTGAGAATGTATGGCTTCTGATAGAACGCGATCTTGACCTTTGACCCAGAATATAGAGGTGTTGCCTCGTCTGTAACTGGAGTTCCTTCAGTGTCAACAATAGGTGGCTTGTTGGTCTCATTCCAGGAGAACTTGACCTTGTATTGTCCATTTGATACCTCCTCCCATGGCTCAGGTTTACATACACTGCGCTTAGGGTTCTTCAGTTTGGATTCAGCCCACTTAAGGGTTTCAATCCGATCATCTTCGAGTGTATCGATTACATCTTGACCAACAGTAGTGGAAAGAGAATAACCAAATTTACTCGGCTTCAGTACAGCTTGAAATCCTTCGAGAACTACAGGCTGTTCAGTTTTAATAATGTTGCGTGGCATTTAGCAGAAAAAATAAGTTGATTCAATCACGGATTCCGGTGAAAGGTCTCCAATGATCGGTGGTTTAGTTTCAGCACCTATTTGACTAGCCCAAATTTCCAAGTAGGAGTTTTCAGCGAATAGGTGCATGTATACCTCACGAACGATGGATGAAAGAGTACCCATGTCAGTAGCACGACATAGAACCGAATCATGTATGAGGGAAATAGCTCCGTCGAAACGGAGTGCAGATAGGTGTAGTAAGGATGCATCTAAGGAATGGATTAGGTTTGGTGCTGTAGCGTTCTTGTGGTGACTAAGATCTACTTTGTCACTATCTTCTGTAGCGATGCGTATATCAACTTTGCCGAGTAGCTGCAGTTGTACACGTTCAGTTAGCTTCTTATTGAGCTTCTGATTAACCACAAATCCTGATGGTGTTACCCATTCCAGATGTGTAGCTCCTCTCTTGATCGCTTTACCAACTTCAGTCTCAATCCATTTCATTGTTGCCATAGGACCAGGAACAATTTCATCCATGGCTTGTCTGACAGCTTTTACAGTTGCTGTTAGATCATCTTTACTGACCTCTACTCCTTTCTCTTTAAGAGCATCGCGAATATATCCACGATTAGAGTGAGGTTTAGCATTGTACGGAACCGTCATAACGACTCTTTTGACGGTCTTTCTGTCCATGTAAGGTCTTATAGACTCAGGGACGTTTGGTTTAGCGTGCTCGGCGACGACGGCATATGCGTCGGCGGGTCTTTCTCCTGGCAGGACATTGACAAGACTTGCAGTTCTTGCGTCTCGGCATAATCCGGCGAGTAATTGTAAACCAGAGTTGGTGGCATCAGTTGCAACTGGCAGAGAAGTGTAATTTCGATCACAGGTAATAACACAATGGTAATACTCATCACATGCAGCTAGAAATTGCCAAGGTTCATCAGCTGCTTCCCAGATTGACAAATTACTTATGGGATCTTGAGCGACCGCAGAAATCACCGCATCGTTATCTTTAACCCATTGCATACGTGAGTGCATAGGTTCTTTATCAAGACCATAAGTTGTTGCAACCTGAAAAGCTAGCCATTCCTCAGCTTCTGGCGTCATGAATGCCTCTTCACTGAACTTCAGCAATGATTTACCAAAGTCAGTACATTGAGGAGTTAGGAAAGCAGGGATGGGATAAACACGTCCTCGATAGTCAAATGACCATGGAATGAAGAACTCTTTCTTATCCTTGAACATTCTTACTGCTTCCATTGTCATGCGTGTTCTACATGACTTTTTAAATGATGCAGCATTGATGTTCATTACTTCTGCTGCATCTCGCCTGTATTGCTTGCGTGAGTCATAATTCTCAGCAATATCAACAGGCTTAGGTGGTAGAGGTATCTCTACAATAGGGACAAACTTACCAACTGCATGTCCACGTTCCATCAATGTTTCAGCAACATCAACAATTAGTGGATTAAGTCGGTATCCAACCTTCTGAATCTTGTTCAGAAATTGGTAAGGTGTTTCTCCCTGTATAGATCCCTGACCGCGACGAACCATGTCATGACCACGCATTACCTCATTTAATAAGTATCCACCAGGTCGTTTCTCTGACCAGTCATTAGGCTCAATCAGCATGGGATAGGCAATAGGACTAAACAGCTCAGCGTTAGCCATAACCTGATCCTTGATCTCCATAAACTCAGGAGTAGGTACAATAAAGTTATCTCTTTTCCTACCTGTTTGTACCATCTCTTTCATAAACCACCCACTGGCTTCCATGATGCAGTCAAGTAGCCACCCGCCTAGCTTTACACGAATATCAGCTGTCCATTTAGTCCATTGCGGAACGTCATAACGTTGAATAAGTGTACGTATGACAACAAACTTTTGCTGTGTACCTGTTGTGTTGTGCCAGTAATTCTTCTTAAGAACATTCAGCAAGCCAGGACAATTTTTCTCATAGAATTGCATCTGCGCTTCCTGTTCAACAGCAAGACCAATAGCCTCACATACACTAACTAACCTGTTACTGTGCTCTTTGTAAGAAAATACCTTATCGAAGGTAATCTTCAACGCGATAGCAGCAGAAGCGCCAGCATCGATAGGCTCAAGATATTGATGAATCTCTTTGAATGCTTTGCCGATACAACCTTCACGTATGCGTTTGTTTGTGTCCTCGATACGCTGAGTGACTAGAGGTAACAGAGTAGTAATACTGCTGCATCCATAAATCGTGGCTGATGCATATGTTTTGGTTTCAAGATCTTTAGTGTTTTTGCGTAAACGTTCAAGACCTACACGTATTGCATCTCTTTCGAACTTAACTTGTTCATCTATTTGTGCCGGTGTTGCCAATAAGAAACCTCGCTAGAACCGGTGATTACTATCATACCGGAGTGTACACGTTGGTATGACTGACGAGGCAGGTATTTATCCTGCATGTATACGTCAGCGTTCAGGATTCGCTTGAGAACCTGAAACTAGCGCGTCTACCAATTCCGCCACATCCGCAAAGGAGTTTGCCGCTTGAGACTCATTGAGAATCTCGTCGCGTCGGAACTGAAAGAGCCTAGCAGAGCGACCATTAGTCGCGCTCAGATAGCAGCCATCGCGTCCGTGAGTGCTGCATCTGTAGCCTTTGCATATCGTAAAGTCGTCTCGATTCGCTTGTGTCCGCACAACGCCATGATGGACCTGATAGGGACGCCAGCTTCAGCGAGCCATGTTGCGTAACTGTGTCGTAAGTCGTGGAAAACATACTCTTCATGATCAGGTAGTAGTTTGAGGACCTTTTTAAAAGCACGCAAGAGCTGATCTTTGTCACGCCACTCATCACCAAAGATCCGTACATCGGACCGATTTGATTGTGAACAACGATCTATAACATTACCCATGATTGAATCATGAATAGGAATAGCTCGCCAGTTCTTAGCCTTGGTTTTCTGAGTGGGTACACCACCAACATGAATCTTGTTGTCTACAAGATCAATGTCCTTCTTGCGTATTTTGAGAATCTCACCTTGTCGCATACCTGTGTAAGCAGCAAAGTTAATGATGTCTCTCAAGTCATCACGCATGAATACATCAGTGGACAGAAAAGCTAAACGTTTAACTTCATCTTTTGTGTACCAAAATACACGTCCTTCTGATTCCTCACGGCGTCTGAACTTAGGTGCACTCGCTATTTTTTCATCAAATGCGAGGTGATTGAGGACTGTAGAAACTGCTGACACAACTCTGTTAATAGTTGCATCTGACTTTCCTTCATCTTCAAGCTCAATACATACTCCGTTAAGGACGGATTGTTTGATGCGGTCAATAGGGAAACTTGCACCTCGCAACCGTGTGAAGTGGTTGCAGTTGATGGCTGCAGTTTTGGCTCCATTACCATGCCTCCATGTGTCTCGTGTTTTGAATGTGTAGTCCACGGCTTGTTGCCATGTCTTAATGGTGGGATCATCCATAGATGATGTTCTTAATGAGTTTGACAAGTGACTCACCTTTAGGTGATAACTTCACAAGTTGTCTACGCTTGTTCGAAGGATCTGTGTACTTAGTGACAAGACCAAGACCAGGTGTCTTCACACCTTTACGTGCTGGTCCGTCATGAATAAAGTCCAACATCCTTGAGCATGACGCAGTAGTCAGGTTCTGATCTTCTTCTATCGCTTGCTTATGACAAGGATTGTGCGAGGCAACGTAGAGAAGAACAGTCACTGCTTGTGCAGGTATCTCCCTGTGTGAGAGTCGTAATGTCTCCCACGCAGTGAGTAGGAGACTCAGTTGATCGTCAGTTTGTGTCCGTTTGAGTGGGTCCACGTTTCAGGCTGATCTCCAATACCAGCATACCACAGTGTACATGTAAGGTGCGACGCTCGAACCAAACGTCGTAATGGGTGACTTGGTTGAAACCAAAGTAGAAATCCAAAGAAAAGTGTTACAGAGATTATCTAGATCTCAGATGAAGGCTGCTGAGATGTCGTCATTTTGAGGGTTCATCTAAAGCGATGCCATGAAAATCGAGAATCGTTTTTACTTGTTCATTTACATGTGCTTCATTGTGAATATGTGCTCGCATCATTGCGTATGACACTTCAGAAACAGTCATATCCTTGAGAACTGCATACATCTTCAAAACCTTGTGGCAGTTCTCGTTCATCATTACAGTAACTCTCTTCATCGCCTAAAAGGTTTTGTATCTCGGCGAACATTAAGTCGTCTTGATCAACTTCGTCAAGTTGTCCATGTCCAAGATAATAACTGTATTCGTCAATACAAAGTTGCTCAATCTGCATTTGTGTCATTGTTTACAACAGTAGTGATAGAATCGTGATTACAAACAGTTACTTCGTAGTTGTCAGTTTGCATGTATTGAATTAAGCGCTTAACTGCACGCTTCGGGCATTTGTATACATGCTCATTAACCTTGCCTGTGTCCTTGTGCTGTGCTCGCAATATGCAAGACACACTGCTAGGAATTTCCCAGCCATTTATCTTCCATAATGCGAAATCCTCGAAGGTACAAGTTTCAAAATATTCAGCAGGTGCTTCACTAATTGCATCCCAATTGTGTGGATAATACTTACCACTCATCGCATACCTTTACGTTCTTAAGTTTACATTTTTGCTGTGTGGATAGCTCCAATGCAGACCATGCTGCATGTTCAGAATCGGGAGCTACGACATACATAGTGTGTAAATCGCCAGCGCTATCTTCTAATATGACCTCGTAGTCGTCATAACGTACTTTACCAAGTAGTGCCATAAGCAATAAATAATTGAATAAAACTGTGTCCTCGATGTCATAACGAAGTTATAACGAACAAAAAAAAGAGGCAAAGTATTACCTCTTTCTATAATATTTAGATGCCAATCTATTAGCTCGCTGATAAACAGTTGCCGTGCTGAATAGACCTATCATCCCTATGATTGCAAGGATGATTGTTGATTCAGACCAGATCATTCGTAGTCATCTCCTATTTGTTCAAGTAGTTCATAGAAGTCA